TGGCGGAATGTGCGTAGAGAAGACTCGTGCATATGTTAAGCATAAGACACTTATGAATGCAGTAGTTGGTTGGGGTCGTCCAGTTTATGTTGGAGAAGAAAATGCTCCTCTATTATCAAAAGCTGGCTCTTCTTCAACACCAGCTCCCGCAGCTAAGAAGCCAGTTGCTAAGGCTGCAAAGCCAGCTGCAAAGGTCATTAAGATTGGTGCAAAAGGTTCTGGAGTTAAAACAATTCAAGAACTTTTAGGTATTAAGGCAGACGGTGAGTTTGGTCCAGGAACAGAATCGGCAGTGAAGAAGTTTCAGGCTAAGTCAGGTCTAAAGCCAAACGGTATTGTAGATAATGCAACTCTTAAGGCGTTGCAAGGATAACAATGCCCATCTATGAATATAAGTGTCAATGTAATGACAAAATAGTTCCATTCAATACTAGTATGGCTAATTACAAAGAAACTTATCCTTGTGAGGAGTGTGGTGCTGATATGAAACGGCACTACACCCCCATAGGGGCTCAGTTTACTGGTTCGGGTTTTTATTCAACAGATAACAGAAAGTAGGAATGCTCATGGAAGCTATTACTGAAGAGACTAAGGCAGTTGTTTGGGAGCTTGGACCACAAGATCGTTGCGATACTTGTTCAGCAGAAGCCCTTGTTCGTGTCAAGGGAATGACTGGAGAGCTATACTTTTGTGGTCATCACTATAATAAAATCATGGATAATCCAGCAGGGTATGAGAAGATGATGGCTTTTATGTATGAAGTTCTTGATGAAAGAGATAAACTAATTGAGAATAGAGCAAAGGGTGTTTCATACTGATGGACGAGCCAACAATTGAAGACCTTATACTATTAGGTGCTATTGAAGTAGCAGCATTTGATCCAGAAACAGAAGATCTTTTGTATAAATTCACAGATAATGCTAAAGAAATATTCCCCGAACTGCATGCTGCACATATGGCAACAGTCCATGAAGAGGTTATGTATTTTTGGGAACAGGGATTTCTTGATATTGACGGGATGGATGAGGATAATCCAAGGATTAGTCTTACAGAAAAGTCATTTATTGATACAGAATTAGACAAATTGCCACTAGACAAACAGAAAACTTTAGAGGATATCAAGCATATTCTAAGAGTGGTATAATAAACTATATACTTTAGGAGGTATCACTATGCCAGCAGGAAAAGGAAAGCCAGCAGGAGGCTATCGTGCAGGAGCTAAAGGCTCATATGGATGCGATGGGTATCCAACAGTAAGTGCTGATGGCACAGTTCATGGATGCCACCCAACAAAAGCAAGAGCAGCTGCCCAAGCAAGAGCTATCTGGGCAAGCACAGCTAAAAAGTCTATGACTAATATTGAAAAGTCAATGATTACAGAGGGCGATTTTGTTATGTTCCTTGGTGAGGATGAAGAAATTATGGTTGGTCGTGTAGAGTATGTAATGACTAATCCAGGTCTTCTTGGACTTCCAGGATCTGAATATGCATTAGAATATGTTGAAGATAACAAGCCTATCATTGTAAGAAAGTATGAACAAGAAGATGGAGCTTGGGAAGAAGAGCCATATGTCTGTTACCATAGAATGGCAGATGTTATAAAGATTGAGTCACTATCTGTTGCTGTAGATGTTATTGTAGAAATGTTCTCAACATCATCTGCTCAAGATGTAGCTATGGATTCGGTAGATGCTTATGATAACTATGTTGGCAAAAGCGATTGCTGTCCAGATGGAGTCGAAAAGAAAGATCCTTGCTGGGAAGGTTATGTTCAGCGTGGAATGAAGCCTAAAGATGGAAAGATGGTTCCTAACTGTGTTCCAGTAGCTAAGGCAGAAGATCTTTGGGAAGATGATGACTCTGTTGTTTACGATACAGATGTAGTCAACAAAGCAGAAGGGTACTCACCACCACAAGGCGTAAGATCAGCTGCTCGTAGAGCGATTAAGTTTAAGGAAGATGGAAAGGCTAACGGTGCAGGAACTGCAGTTGGTTGGACAAGAGCAGGTCAACTTGCAAGAGGAGAGACAATCTCTCTTAGTACTGTTAAGAGAATGTATTCATACTTCTCACGACACGAAGTTGATAAAAAAGGAAAAGATTGGGCTAATCAGGCTAATCCATCAAACGGCTACATTATGTGGCTAGCATGGGGTGGCGACGCAGGATTTGCATGGTCACGTAGCATCGTTGAGCGTGAAAAGGCAAAGACTCAGAAAGTCTGGGACAATACTCCATTTAATTTACTCAAAGGCTGGTAATGGAATCAGTACTTACCGCCGTATTGACAACTATACTCATAGCTGTTATACTTAATAGAAAGCAGAAGCCAAAGCTTAAAAAAATTAGCTTTAGCCAAAGCAATCTACATATGATTGTTCGGGACATGTTGCCAAGCAATCATGATTTTAAAAATAAAATAGTAACACAAGCAAAACTTCATATGGATAAGAGTACTGTAAAGGTTATTCGCACACCAGATAACAAGGTTTATTGGGTAGAGAATAATAAATTTTATTGTGCAGAGATCGTAGATGGTGAGTTTAACACCAACTCTGGTCAGCCAATTGATACAGCCAACTTATCAAAACAAGAAGTAGAAGATTTGCTTTTCATATTGGATAATTTAAAGAACGGATACTAAAATGATTGTTGCAGTTCAGGGCTCAAATAATTTTGATGACTATACTGTATTCCTAAGATCTATGGCTGTAGCCTTATCAGGCATGGCAGATAGCGATAAAGAACTACATGTATATTCAGTTGGACCAACTAAAGTAAATAATTTTGTATCAGAGTTTTGTAATCTTACAGAAAAAGGCTTTAGAGGCCGTGGTAAAAAGGTTAAGTATTACAAAGCACAACAGGATTGGGTAGCAGATAATATTCAAACAATTCATTATTTTGCATACCTATGTAATGAAAATGAGCATCCATCTAAACTGGTTGCTACAGCACAACTCAATAATGTCGAAATCGGCATTTTCCGTTACTAGAAGAAAGAATAATAATGGTAATTAAAACCTTAGAAAAGATGGAACAAATTGTTTCACAAAACAAGTCCTTGTCATGGGACGGCTGGAACGTAGTCGAACTTACAAAATCAGATGCAGCAGCTTTTAAAGCTAATGGATCATTTGTAAATGGTTCTTGGTACACAAAAAATGTATTCAGCGTAAACCGTGATGGATGGAGCATTCCCAATAAATATGTGAGGTAAGTATGAAAAAGCATCAATGGAAAGATGACGCTTCATGCTTAGATTATGATACAAATATCTTCTTTGATAAATACGAAGAAGATGAAAAACTAAGAACAGCTATTGACTCGATGTGTAACTCATGTCCAGTTCAAAATACCTGTTTTGCAGTTGGTGTATCAGGCAAAGAGTGGGGAGTTTGGGGAGGTATCTATTTAGAAAATGGAGACATCTCAAGAGAATTTAATAGACATAAGTCTAAAAAAGACTGGGGTAACACCTGGCAAGCACTAACAACGGAGAAATAGTATGTGGTCTTGGATATTAGCAGCAGTAGGAGTAACAGGCATTTATTTTGTGGGTAGAAAAACTATCTGGGGATGGCTAGTATTGCTAGTAAATGAATGTATTTGGATTGCATATGCCCTTGCTACAAAGCAGTATGGTTTTATTGTTATGGCTACCGCATATTCTGCGGTATATATTAAATCATTTTTACAATGGAGAAAAGAGGAGTAATGTATACAGATAGTATGCGTAGAGCTTTTCATAGTGTCCAGGCCCCGAAAGGCTTTGGAGTAACTCTTATTGACAATGATAACTTCATTACGATAAAATTAGATGAAAGAGCGTTTTTGCATATGTCTCATGATGAAAAGATTGAGGCTATAAAATATGTAACAATGGTTAAGAAAGCTTTAGAGATGGAAGGCGCAATCGTGCTAGTTACAAGGGAGCCACTTAAATGATAGAGTATTATACATTAGGTCTATCTTTGCTTTTAGTTTTGTCGCTCATTTTTAAGCTTCGTAAAGTATCTAAAGAAAACTTTGAAACAAAGAAGTCCCTTGTTGAGGTATATCGTAGTGGCATGATGGAGACTGATCAGGCAAAAGAAGACTTTATTAAGTTTATTTCTGATTCACGTGAGTGGGCTTTTGATTATATCGAAGATGCTCAGAAACAACTGTCAGAATTTGTTGATAAAGTTGATTCAGACATAGAACATTTTAATAAGTATGGAGATGAAATGTCGATGAAGCCAAACTACAATGCACTTAAGAATATTTCAGAAGCATATGCTGAATTAAAAAAGCTACTACCAAATGATGAAAGAGAAAATAGATGAACTTAGTTAATGATAATGCATTATGTTTTGATGACATATTGCTAATACCACAGCAATCAGAGGTGCAAAGCAGACATAGCGTTGACTTGTCTATGCATGGATACACTTTTCCAGTAGTATCTTCTCCAATGGATACTGTAACAGAGTGGGAGATGGCTGCTCATATTGCTGATGCTGGCGGTATTGGAATTATCCATAGATATATGGATAAGCCTAACCAGCTAATACAGGCAGAGATGGCTATACAGGGTACTTCAAATGTTTCTGGAATTGGTGTTGCTATTGGAGCAAGCGATATTTTAGATACCGATTACATGGAAAGTATTGCACACATGGGCATTAACTGGGTATGTATAGACACTGCAAATGGTCATGGACAAGCATGTATTGAAGCCGTTAGGTCATTGAAGAAGCAATATCCAGAGTTAATGGTTATGGCTGGCAATGTGTCGACTGCTCATGGATATACTGTTTTGGCTATGGCTGGAGCTGATGCAGTTCGTGTAGGAATTGGTGGTGGAGCAACTTGTACAACAAGAATCGTATCTGGCCATGGAGTTCCAACTCTACAGTCTATTATTGACTGCTCGTATGCAAAAGAATTAAATAAGCTTAGTACACTTATTGTCGCAGATGGTGGCATTAAAACTACTGGAGATATTGTCAAGTCTTTTGCTGCAGGAGCTGACATGGTTATGCTAGGCTCTATGCTAGCAGGCACTTCAGAAAGCCCTGGAGAGGTCGTAGACGGTCAAAAGACATTCAGAGGCATGGCAAGCGCCTCAGCCCAGACAGAGTGGCGTGGGTCAGTCTCTGTTGAGGAGGGTATAACAACGAAGATTCCGTTTAAGGGGTCTGTTACCACAGTAATCGATAAGATCAGAAATGGTCTAGGTAGCGGATGTTCTTATTCTGGAGTAAATAAACTATCAGAACTAGCGGAAAATGCATTGTACAACATTGTATCTCCGCTAAGCGTAGGCGAATCAAAGCCTCACGCATTAAACTAGAAAAGGAAAATAAAATGGACGAAAAGTTGAAGGCACTACTAGCATCATATGGTCGCTCAGTACTTGCATCAGGTCTTGCACTTTACATGGCAGGCGTAACAGATCCAAAGGATCTATGGACAGCACTTGTTGCTGCTATCGCACCTGTAGCTCTAAGAGCAATTAATCCAAACGATAAGGCTTTTGGTCGTTTGCCAGAAGCTTCTGTTCTTGAGGAAGCTCTTAAGACTGCAAAGGCACCTGCTAAGAAGGTTGCAAAGAAGGCTGTTGCTCCAAAGAAGTAACACTTTATGCTTAGGAGGGTGGATTAATAGTCTGCCCTCCTTTGTGTTTTAATTAATAGTTTGTTTCTTCCATTGAACATATGTTCCATCGTTCCAGTTTTCTGAACTTCCAGCATACATATGTTTAACAGCACGTCTATTAAATAATCCAGAGTGCTTATCTCCATAAATAAATATTTTATTTTCTTTTGCGTAATAGCTATTATTTATAAGTGATACATTATTTAAAAGATCAACTGATTTATCTGGAACAAGATGTCCATCAATTTCTTTGGCAAATCCAATTTCTTCTAATATTGATAATGAAAAAATGTCTGGGCCACTTACAAAATGAACAGCAGTGTTTATATCAGTGACCGAGCTCCAATCAATAGTTTCGAGTTGTATTTTAACACGATCAATTATATTTTTAAATATATCTAGACCAGGCACAGCAGCAAAAGTCCATTGACATATTCTATATGGCTTTTGTGAATCACCTTTTAGTAGTTCAACAGCAAAGATAGCATTATAGGATCCTTTAGAATCTATTGGGCCACTTATCCATTCTGAAGCGGGTATTTGACAAATGGTATCAATATCACTATAAACACCTCCATACTTATATATCATTAAGTATCTAAAAATATCTCCACGCACTACACCAACAGGAACATTTACAAAAAGGTCATGCCATTCTTGTCCAAAGTCTTTTAGTATAAGACTAGCTGCTTCTTTATCATTAAAATAGTTATACTTGTATCCACGATTTTGCTTTTTCCATGTATTGGCACATCTTTGAGCTTGTACTGGGATTTTATTAAAATCATCCTTATATGTTTGCCAAATTATTTTAGGAATCATTCTATTTTCCTATATGAATTGCTGTTGCAGAGTAAACCATGTAAATATTTTCATAGCCAGCCCTTTGTAGATTATCACAAATAACTACCATTTCACAGTCATGATGGCCAAGTGTTTTATTAAAGTGGCCATATCTAATTCCATCTTTAAGTGGTTGTGACCTATACATACAAATACCATTTGATGTTGCATAATATTTTTGATATTTATGAGATCTCCAATCTTCATGAAGATGTCCTATGGTTTCTGTACTATTTCTCCTAGTTCCCCAAGTATCATACAGTTTTGCCCTACCTTTTGGATTTATAGATCTAGAAGAAACAACATCAAGATCTGGCATTTTTTCTTTAAACTTAAAAATCTTTTCAATTGATTGCATTGTAAATACCATATCAGCTTCAAGCATTAGAACATAATCGCTTCTTTCTAAAAAGTCTTTTGCCTCTAATGCTTTATTTCTGGCATCTGACAAAACACGAACACGCATCTCTTCATTTGTTGATCCAAAATACTGTGTACCAATATCTTCCATAATAATCTCATGCTCAACAAAAGACCAGTCTAGCTTTGAGATTCTTTCTTTTGTTCTGTCTGTTGAGTCGTTCTCATAAAGGCAAAGTAAAAAGTTATACTGTGGAAATAACTTAACGATATCTTTTACTTGTGTATAAAATGTATTTACACTTTCTTCTCTATTTCTAATGATTGAATAAATAAATATTGTTTCTTTTTTCATTGTAGCCTTTCAGGACTCTTTCAATAATTATATCATAGGCTATAATTGTTATATGGATTATGTTTACATCTGTAGGCCAGGGGATAATGAAGAGCTTAGATACTCTATACGATCAGTAGTTAAAAACTGCTCATACGACTCTATATGGGTTATAGGAGGCATTCCAGATTGGTACAGTGGAAACTATGTAGAGGTAGAAGATATAGGAAATAAATTTGAAAATATACAAAATTGTTATAAGGTTATTTCACAACTTGGAGCCATATCAAATGAGTTTGTTCTTATGAATGATGACTTCTTCATTACTAAACCTATTGGAGATATGCCTATTTTTCATGGCGGTAGATTGATTGATAAAATAAATAGATATACTGCAGTTAATAACCATAACAAGTACACAAGAATACTCCTACATGCATACAAGAAGCTGCTAAAGCTAAAGGTAAGTGATCCATTAGACTATGATATTCATACACCTATTATTATTGATAAAACTAAAATAGATAGTTTTATAGATATTTCTTTAGCTCCCCGATCATTGTACGGGAATATGTACAACATTGGTGGAATAGATATTAAAGATGTAAAGATATATTCAACCAAGAGCATGCTAGAACATAGTTCGTCTATTGATAATGGAGTAGGAATAATCTCTACTGAAGATGGATCGTTTGATAAGGTAAGGGATTATCTAAATAGTCTTTTTCCAGACAAAACCAAGTATGAAAAATTTTAAGTGCCCCTGAAGAGATTCGAACTCCTGGCCTGGCGGGTAGAAACCGCATGCTCTTCCACTGAGCTACAGAGGCTTGGAGCGGATGATGAGAATCGAACTCACCCCTTCTGCTTGGAAGGCAGAGGCACTACCAATATGCAACATCCGCAATGTAAGCAATAGGTGACTAGCCTATCCTTACCGACTCTACACTAGACACCCTACGAGTAGTAGCAACCACATAGGTCTATCTGCCTATATCTGTGAGGTTAGCACAGTCACGGATTTTCGGTCCAGTACCTACATACCTTATTCACGATTGGTATAACCGAGTGTTAGTCACTACACCGCATCTCCAAGGGGAGTTGAACCCCTGTTGCCAGATTGAAAATCTGGAGTCCTAACCATTAGACGATGGAGACAAAAGCTGGTCCAGCAGGCCTCGATCCTGCGACATCCGAATTAACAGTTCGGCGCTCTACCAACTGAGCTATGGACCATTATCTTTAAGGTTTTACTAGATTATTTAGTTGTTCTAATGTCAACACACCACTATGTCTATCGAAGACAAATCGATCTTCTAGTACAATGAGTGTTGGAACGCTTCTTACTTCATAATGATTAACTTTATCACCATTATCGTCGACATCTATTTTAGTATACATGACTTCTGGGTTCTTGTCAAGGAACTCTTCAATAATAGGTTGCATTTTCTTACATGGCTGACACCATGAAGCAGTAAAGTGTAGGATTTCTTTCATATAACAAGTATACACTATTTAGAATAATGTTGCTAATTCAAAAATATTAATGCTTACCAAGTTATTCTAATTTGTCCTCTGCCACCATCGCCACCATAGTTATGTGGGTTAGTGTTTCCATTAGTTCCATTACTATTTGAATACCCTTGGCCACCGCCACCTCCAGGAACA